GATAGATTTTATGTACAGGTATTAATATCTTTAACATTTATAAATCCAGTCGATATTAATGAAAAAACTGGGTTACTTGATTTTAATAAAACTAGCTCTGCTGATGCCAGCGGAGTTTTTATGGTAACAGAAGTTGCTAGTTCATTCAAAGATGGTATGTTCAAACAGAGATTAAAACTTGTAAGAGTCCCGGGACAACTGCCGGATAATATTAAGCCTACCAAACCAGAAGATACAAATATAAATGTTGACGATCCCTACAAGACGGATGTTACCGTAACAATGCTTGGAATGGCACCTTAAAATTATGGACTTTATAGATACTAGAACTAGATCAAAACTGGGCTCACCGGGCCCGTTTATTGGTATAATAACAAATAATTTGGACCCTACTTTTATGGGTAGATTAGAAGTAGGGTTAATCAAAGGACTATATCCTGATACTACAGACCAATCAAATACCTACATTGTAAAATATCTCAGTCCGTTCTATGGTGCGACTTCGGACAAATATCAAGGCCCCAATGGTGATAACTTTAATGATGTTCAAAAAAGTTATGGTATGTGGATGGTTCCTCCTGATATAGGAACCAGAGTATTGGTTATATTCATTGACGGTGACCCTAATCAAGGTTACTGGATTGGGTGCGTTATGGACCAGTTTCAAAATCAAATGGTCCCGGGCATTGCTGCTAGTGACACAGCATTTGTATCGCCGGAGCAAAAAAGACAATATACAGATGGTCCTTTGCCTGTTGGTGAATTTCTTAAATCTGCACTGATTGAAAATGCTGGTCCTAATGTTAATAAATTTAAGAAACCATTACATCATCATTTTGCCGAAAGACTCAGAGATCAAGGATTGTTAGCCGACGATATCAGGGGAATAACATCCAGTTCGGCCAGGCGAGAAGCACCCAGCAAGGTATTTGGTATCAGCACCCCGGGCCCTCTAGATCCTAATGGTAAAAAAGCCGAAGTTGGTTATATAGGCGCCAGTAAACTTCAGCCTGTTAGTCGGCTTGGGGGAACAACATTTGTCATGGACGACGGCGATAACAATGGTGACAACGAATTGGTAAGGATTCGAACCAGGACTGGCCATCAAATTTTATTACATAACACTCATGATTTGATTTATATTGCCAATAGTCGGGGCACAGCCTGGATAGAATTAACCAGTGATGGTAAGATTGATATCTATTCACAGGATTCTATCAGTATACACTCCGAGGCTGATTTTAACTTTAGAGCCGGTAGAGACATTAATATAGAAGCAGGCAGAAATATTAATATACATTCAGTTGAAAGTCTTAACATCAATGCAGACAAGGATTATACAGTTATAGCAGGCAAAGATGGCAAAATTCAATTCAAAGGTAATTTAGATCAATCTGTAACCGGTGGTATGAAATTAAAAACAGATGCCGGGTTTGATCTCAAGGTATCTGGGGATGTTAAACAAACTGCTTCTGGTAATTTTAATATTGCAGCCGGAGCAAATAATAATTTTTCAGCCAATGGTAATACCAATATTTCTACGCAAGGACAACATTTAGAATCCGCTAAAGCAATACATATGAATGGTCCTCCGGCATTACCAGCCACTCCTGCTGACTCTGCATCGACCCCCGATCCGCTTTCTAAGTTTGTTCTTCCTAATACCAAGTATGTAAAAGACAAATGGACCAATGCAGATAGATATAAAACAGATGATTTACAAAGTATTATGCAGCGTGTTCCGGTGCATGAACCTTGGATACAACATGAAAACAATACAACACGAGCCAGTTTTACCACAGACAAGACTGATATAGTTGCAGGAACTGCGAACAAAAAAGCTGAATAAATATTACCATGGCATACAAAACACTAGTAATTACTAATCAAGACTCAATATATCAACAGGCTGATAAACAAGCTCATTTTTACAAAGGGTTCAGTACGGTAGGTATTACCAACGAAGGTAATAATCTTTTTGATATTGAGTTAATCAAACAAGACATCATAAACCATTTTAATACCAAACGCGGCGAGCGTGTTATGAAGCCAGAGTTTGGCAGCGTTATTTGGGACCTAATCATGGAACCATTGACTGATGAAACCACTGATCTTCTTAAGAATGACATTAAAACAATATGCACAGCAGATCCTAGAGTAATACCAACACAGATGGATCTAACTGAATACCAGGAAGGATATCTATTAGAGCTAACATTACAAGTGGTAGGAACTGATCAATCTGCCAATATGCGGATATCATTTAATAGAGAAACCGGAACAGCTATCCAATAATATATCCAGTTTATTGCATCAATAAATACGATATCTACTGTTAAAACTATGATCCCATCAACCAATACAAAACTACTAGTAAGCGAAGATTGGAAAAAAATATACCAATCTTTTAGAAATGCTGACTTCAAAAGCTACGATTTTGAAACTTTACGAAGAACTATGATTGCTTATCTTCAGGAAAACTATCCTGAGGATTTTAATGATTATATTGAAAGCAGCGAATATATTGCGTTGATTGATGTTATTGCATATCTTGGGCAGAATTTAAGTTTTCGTATTGATCTAAATGCTCGTGAAAATTTTCTAGAAACTGCGCAGCGTCGTGACAGTATTTTACGATTAGCACAACTAGTCAGTTATGTTCCTACACGTAACATACCTGCTTCTGGATTTCTCAAATTAAATTCAATTGCTACAACCGATAATGTCTTTGACGGTGCCGGTAATAATCTAGCTAACACAACAGTTTTATGGAATGATTCAACAAATTCAAATTGGTATCAACAGTTTATTGGCATTATAAATTCTGCTATACCTGGATCATTTGTGTTTGGAAAACCCTACGACAGAAAAACAATTAATGGAATTTTAACCGAACAATATAGAATATCCAGTACCAACAGCGATGTTCCACTTTATAGTTTTACTAAAAACATAAATGGAACAGCTATGAATTTTGAAATTGTCCCGGCAAGTTTTTCCGGAACAACAACGATATATGAAGAACCTCCTCGCCCGGCCAATACTTTTAGTTTTTTATATCGCAATGATAATCAAGGATTTAACAGTTCTAACACTGGATTTTTTGTGCATTTCCGCCAAGGTAATCTGAATAGGTCCACATTTAGTTTAGATCGTCCTGTGGCCAATGAAATCATTGGAATAAATTCTACAAATATTAATAATTTAGATGTGTGGTTATGGCAGTTAGATGGTAATGGCGATTATTCTACCCTATGGACACGGGTTCCGGATGTTGTTGGAAACAATATTATCTATAATAGTATTTCTAAATCTGAAAGAAACATTTATAGTGTTACTTCCAAGGATCAAGATCAAATTGATTTAAATTTTGCCGATGGTAGTTTTGGTAATCTGCCAAAAGGACAATTTGTAATTTATTATCGACAAAGTAATGGACTTACCTATGTTATTAAACCAGAGCAAATGGGTGGCGTTGTAGTCGAAATTCCCTATGTCAACAAGCAAGGACAAAGCCATTCATTAACGCTGAATATGGGTCTTCGCTATACAGTTACCAATAGTTCTGCTACGGAAACCAATGCCAGTATTCAAAATAAAGCACCACAAGCATTTTATACACAAAACAGAATGGTTACTGCCGAGGACTATAATATTGCTCCTCTTACATTAGGCAGCGATATATTAAAAGTTAAAAGCGTTAACAGAATCAGCAGCGGATTAAGCAAGTACTTTGACCTTAGTGATGTTAGTGGAAAATATAGTAAGACAAATATTTTTGCAGCAGATGGGATAATTTATAAAAACAATCATGAACAAATTTTTGAATTCAATGTTACTAATAGAAATGAAGTACTGGCAATTTTAAAACAAAAACTAGAACCGATTATGGCATCCCCTGCTCTTCGGTCGTTTTATTTTGATCAATACGATAGACCATCTTTGGCCGGATACGGAATATGGCAAGCACCGGTTGCTGGTCAGTCACGAGGATATTTTTTAGGTCAATCGGTGGAATTATCAGGTCCTTTAAATGTAGGTGTTACTACATCAAACAACTTATCGTATATTACCACTGGCGCATTGGTAAAATTTTCGGCACCGGCCGATAATTATTTTTCTTCCACCGGAAAGTTGGTCTCTGTTGCTGGAAGCAATACCACCAACTATCTATGGGCTAAGATTTTACAGGTAATTGGCAATGGTTCCAATGACGGCCAAGGAGCATTAGATGACGGGACTGGCCCTATAATCCTAAGTAACTACATTGATAGTAAGGCTATACCGATTGAGATTATTCCTAATTTTATCAATGTATTAAGTAATGATTTTGAAAATGAATTGGTAAACCTATGTATTAATAAAAGAAATTTTGGATTAAGTTTTGACAAACTAACAAGAACATGGAATATTATTGTAGATACCAATATAGATTTAATAAATCCTTTCAATTTAGTATATCAAGGAAACACAGAAAATTCCAATAAAGATGCCAGTTGGATGATAGCATTTACTTGGACTGGAAATAATTATAAAGTTAGATATAGAATAACAGATTATATTTTTGAAAGTGAAAAAGAAACTGCGTTCTTCATAGACACCGATTCCGTAAATTATGATTTTGTTAGCGATACTGTTATAAAAGATCAAGTTAATGTATTATCTGTTAACACAATTAATACAGGTCCAGAATCTCTAAATAAAGACTATCGATGGCAAATTGACGGAGCCATTATTGAACCAGACGGATATGTTGAACCTAAAAAGGTCCGGGTAAGTTTCTATGATTATAATAATTCCGGGCAAATAACAGATCCTGATACATTTAATAATATCGTATCTCCTGATGCTATAAAAAATGGCAATTTATATAAATTTGTTTATTTTAAAACTTCAACAGATGGGTTAAGATATCAATTACAAGATAGCAATTTGTTTACACCATTTCCAAATCCAGATAGCGTAGTAGGAACTCCTAGCAACGGAGATCTTTATTATTTTTATGATCAAGATTATAATATTATAAAAAGTTATTCGGCAGATCTTGCTGACACATTAGACCCTTGGGTGTACGAGCCAAATTATTTTGCCTATCCTGGTAGATCTGATTTAAAATTTCATTATATACACAATAGCGGGGAAGATCGTAGAATTGATCCTAGTAAGAGCAACATTATAGATGTGTATTTGCTAACTGCTTCATATGATACTGCTTACAGATCATGGTTGATAACTGGAACAGGCGCAGAACCCATGGCACCAACTAGTCAAAGTTTAGAACAAAATTTTGGTGGAAAGCTGGATTTAATCAAGTCCATTAGTGATGAAATTGTTTTTCAGCCTGTGAGATATAAAGTATTGTTTGGGGATTTAGCAGATATCAATCTCCGGGC